ACATAGGTGATGGTCCCCGTCCCGCTGGTAGTCCGAGCCGTTGCGGGATGCAAAACCACGCCGCGGACGATGCGCGCAGCGGCGGCGCCACCAGACGCAGATAGCGCGAACATATCCCCGATGCTTGCCGCCGGCTCATAGTGCGCCATGCGGGCCTGGCCTGTATAGGCTACATCGCCATCGCTCCCGTCCGTGCATCCGATGCTGATGATTTTGGATGCTCCGACTCCGGAGTACAGCACATCGTCGATGCTGTCGTCGCCGCCCTCCCAGAGGCCGTTCATCGAAGCCTCAAAAGCCTCCAGCCCCGGCGCCATCTTGTGCGTATCGCTGCCGAGCGTCGTTGCTTCGACAGCATCAATGTTGATCCCAAGTGCAATCTCGGTGAGATTGGGACTCAGGTCGTAGCCGTCGTAGTAAAACTTTTGATCCTTTACGATTAGCGTGCTCATCCCTCAAACTCCTCTCCGCAGTCCTTGCAACGATAGCGGACATGCCCCATCGTCGAGCCCGGAACCGGCTCCCGGTTAGTGTGCGGGCAAGCGTTCAGCCGGACGCCCCCGGCCTCCAGCATCGCTAGAATGGTGTCGCATTGGCTGCGAATCCCCATCACGGCCAATACAATTGCTTCGGTGTTCACTCCTTGTGCCATATCCGATACTGTTGCAACCACCCGAAGGCCTTTGTGGCCAGATCATAGCCCCTGGGGTATTCATTCTCAATGAAGGCCCGTTGGATGGTCACTCCTCCGCTCATTCCCGAGTAGTCCTGTAGCGCCCCCCGGACCTGTTCAATGACGTCCCGTGCACCGCTATTCGTGTCATCCCACGCTTGCACCTGAACGACAGATGCCACATCCCCGGTATCGCTGCCCATCGCGTGCACCCGCACAGTACTGATCACCTGAAATGTCACCAGCGGAAACGTTGGATTTTGCGGCGCTTGCAACGGATAAATCCTGGTCGAGACGAGATCCGTCAGCCCGCTATATGCGGCAAGCCGCGAACGAACAGCCTTCTCGATGTTAGCCATTGATCTTCACCGGTGGCTTGGTCAGCGAGCGAAGCTGCGAGCGGGCTGCCTTGGCGATGGATGATTGAAGCGCATGGCGTACCGCAGACTGACCAGCGCCCGCCACCGATTCCACCGCCGGACGGAAAAACGGGCGCGCTGATATATTCACGGTGCCGAATTCGATAAAGTGCCAGTGCGGCGCGATGTTCGGATTGATGCCTGCTAGCGCTGAAGGCTGCCACTTGTCGTGGAACGGATGCCGCGTATCGGCAAATGGCGAGCGCTCCAAGCTACCTGTCTTCGGCTCTGTCACGCTGGCGATGTTGCGCTTGGTTTGGTCCCGTGCCATCACCGCCCAGCGATTGATGGCGTCCACAACGTCCTGAGAATATGGAACCCCGGTCAATGACCTCAGCTTCTCCGCTAGCTCTTTCTGTCCCTCAATACTGGTGGCCTTCCTGATGCCGCGCTTCCAGGCGCGATAGTACTTCTGCTTCTCGGTGCTAATTGCGGTCCCACGTAAGCCGCGTACTGTCCCTGTCCATGTCGGCATCAGGCTTGCCTCTCAACGCAGTAGAGCCGCAGTTCGCCCTCTCTTCGGCGGGAATCGTCAACGGCCTCAATGTCGAAAGTTTTGCTCTTCCATACCGCCCGCATTTTCGGCGTGATGCCGGAGCGGTAGCGCATTCGGATTCGCCAGTTCAGCATTGAGTTGATGCTCGTGCGGTCTAATACCTCGGTGCCCCGCAGAAACGTAACCTGGGCAGGAACCGACGAATACAGCGTGCTCCAAGTGCTCGTGACCTCACCGGTTGCGCCCTGACTTTCGGTCGGCTCCTCAATGTCCACGTGCTCAGATAGGAATGCTGCGAGATTCATGCCACTCCAAATAGATTAAGCCCGGCGAATTTGCTCCGCCCGTGCTCCGCTACCAGCCGGCGCACCTCCGCTTCCTGCCACGGCTCCCGATCCACGTGCAGATAACGAAGCAGCTCGAGGTACGGCCGCCACCAGTCCAGCGGCACCGGCGCTGTCCGCAGTCCTGTTTCATCCGGCGCCATTGAATACAGGCAGTCAATCAGTCTGACATCGCGGTCTGGCCACCGAAGCCGCTCATTGACCTTGTAGAGCGCGTGTTTGGCGACCAGCCGGCGCCGGCTCACGAACTGCAAATGCATCAGCCCGCCATCACGCCCGCGAACCGGAATTGCCGCAATCCGCGAGCCGAACGGCGCACGGGCATGATGATCATAGCCCTTATGGGTGCGCCAACAGACCTTCCTGTCATCCCGGAATGCAACGCAGCATCGCTGCTGAAACTGGATGCCGAACGCGCTGGGATCTGACCGATACTGGTCGATGCTGCCCCACAAGCACGGCAGAGGCGTCACCAGTACGCCGGCGGGCGTTAGCTCTTCGATCCAACGGCGAATCCGTGGTAAGAGGTTGCCCGTCAACACCTCATCGGCGTCGATGGTCGCAATGTGCGTAGCACCCGCAGATCGGGCCGTTTCCAGAAGGCGCTGCCGATGGGCCATCTCGCGCCAAACGGGATCATGCTCCTCGATGATCTGAACCCGCCCTGTCTCCTTGGCAATCTCGGCGAGAATCGCTGCCGTCTTATCGGTCGAGCAATGGTTCAGCACCACCGCCGCATCGCACCACATCAGCACCGCCCGCAACGACAATCCCAGCACCCAGTCCTCGTTGCGGACCGGCATAACCGCTACCAGCTTCATGCGAGATATTTACGGTTTCCATCCCTGGGTGCTAGCTTGCGCGCCCACCCCTGCCAGTCAAAACGTTGCGGGTCCAATCCCAAAAGCCGAATGATCCACGCTAGATATTCCGCTCCCTCTTCGACCAACCCTTCGTAACTGACGAATTGGACAGGGCCCCTCCAGGCCGCCAGGTCCCCCCACATCTGCTCCGATGCTCGCCGGCGATCAGCGCGGCTTGTATCAACGTCAAAGAATCCGCGCCGCACATTTGACCGCGTTGAACATGTCCGATCCCGCATCACAACGAGGACCGGTGCCCTCCTGTCAGCCATGCTCTGGCGGTCGCTGTATTCCCTGCCCGGCTGCCCATACTCGGTCAGCCGCAAGTAGGGCGACCCCCGCCAGTCAACCGGATAGCTCTGATGCAAGACGCGCGAGATGTCCGGATGGTAGCCCAGGGTCCAAGTCAACCATTGGCTGCCGCTGCCCTCGTGTCCGAGTACGCAGACGACCTCAATACGCCCCATCGACAATGAGCAATGTATCCGCCGTCTCACCGCCGCGATAGGCGATGATGTTTGGCGGGTCGGTCAGCTTCCACCCGTGCCGCCACACCAGCACGCCGAGCGCCGTCTGATCATGCCGGTGCCCCCGGACCCGCGGATCATTACTTGCTTCCCCGTTGCGATTGGTCCACGGGCCGCGGAATGCCGCACCGTCCATCGCAAGCTGGAACCACTCACGGAACAGCCCCATAGCATCAGGATCGGCGAGATTCAGCCCGAACGCAGTGGCAACCGGATGGGGAATCCCCCAGCTCTGCTCCCTCGTAATCCCCAACGGCCCCAGGGCGCTATCTGCGCACCATTCGCCGGTGGTGAAACCATTGTTCGAGACCCAGTAACCATCCCGTTCAATGCGCTCAAACAGCGGATCAAGCGATTTGACCGGCAACACCGAAGCATCGGCCCACAGCACCACGCTCGCACCGCGCCTCCAAGCATCCGCGATAGCAAACGCCTTGAAGGCGTAGGGGGTTTCCTGGTGTGATGGACTCCCTGGCGGCCATCGATCGCGGAAGAACGCCCGCATTCCGTCGAAACCCACAGTGTCCAGCGCCCGGCGCAAGCGCTCCTGCCCGCGCACAAAAGGCCCAGTCGCTACATTTACGACAGCTCTCATTGCCCCAAAATCAAATTTGTGCTGTTGACATCCAAAACGCGATAGTTGTACTTCCGCGCCCGCTCAGTGGCCTCGACAATGCGGCTGTCGTGTTCGACACAGATCACCGGCGGCTGGGCGTGCGCCAGCAGGACAAACAGTAGCTCAACAGATGTCCCCTCAGTGTCGATATTGACAAAATCCGCGCCGCCAAACTGATTCAGAATATCGCCCCATGTGACTGTCGGACAGTAGAACTGCCCCGTGTACTTCGTCGCCTTGCGCCAGGTCTCGTAATGATCCGGCTGCGACGTGCTAACGGCATCCGGCGAGTTATAAAAGTAGATCAGTCCACGATCAATCGCCAGCGCCGCATGGATCAACGTCATCTTCGGGTTGGCACCGTGGGTTTTCAGCAGCCCCAACATTCCCTCTAATGAGGGTTCCACCAGCACCCCCGACCATCCGCGCTCCGCCAGCGCATAGGTGTTCGAGAATGTCTTCCCGTCCCAGGCCCCCACGTCGATGAAGCGACCATCCGCCTTGTCCCCGAAATACTGAAGAATGACCGCCTCTTCGCCAAACTGCGAGTACATCAAGCCTCCTTTTCTAACGGGACCATCTGCGCCATTTGCCGCCGGACATTCACAAAGTCCAGCCGGGGATCGGGCCGGTGGTTCGGCGGCTCAAATGCTCCGCGCCAGCACACACACAGCATGTGCGGCGTGTTGTAGACGCGGAACCGGAAGCCGCAGTCGATCAGGTACCTAGCGGCCTTCCAGGTCGGACTGGCACTGAAATCGTGGATCACCACGGCTCCTGGCGTCAGCAACAGCCGCTCGGCTCCAATTGCGTCATTGAGTGGCGTCGGCGGCTCGTGATCGCCGTCAATCACCACGCCGCAGAATTGTTTCCGCTCAACCGTGCTGAAGAACTCCTCCGACTTCCCGGAGAAAAGCCAAACATCCTCCAGCACGTTCACGTTTGCCAGATTCTCCTCGGTGCGCGCCCGGAAGCCGTGGTCCGCGTACATCGGATCTACCGCTACGACCGTGGAACCGGCCACCGCGAGGTGAGCCGCCGTCCACCCGGTATGGCCGCCGATGTCCAGCCAACTGCCCCGAAGCTGCGAGCCGACATGGTACAGGATCGCCGCTTCATCGTGCGTGAAAAAGCCGCAATCGGGAAAATGTTCCCGGTCGCTGATCACGTCATGCCCGCGCGAATGGGGCATCGGGCGCGAGATCGTGTGCTTGAAGAACGGCTGGAGATCCGGCGCAGTCAGGTTCGAGCGGTAGATCATGCGTTGTATCCCAGCAGCCCGAAGTCTTGCCAAGAGTGCTGGCGCACCGCTGCCCGGAACTCTTCACCAAAATCGTAGTCTGTCCGGCGAACCGTCGCGCCGACAATTGGCAATGGATGCCACTTGCGAACGAACGGCAATGCCCGAAGATCCGCCTCAAGCCGCTCGTACCCCATGAGTTGGATCTGCTCATAGGGCACCGTCGCCCGCTGAAGCGT